GAAAAATTCACTGAGCTAATGGGAAATGGTTTTGGCTCTGATTTGTTTGCTAGATACTACAAAATGCTTGAAGAAGAAAGTGACAGAGGTGCAGTGCTTATTGCATCTGGCCTTTTTGAAGAGGCGCTTCAAGAGATAATCTCAAAACGTCTATTACCGTCAGTTACTAACAAAGATCCTCTATTTGGTAGTGAGGGTGCTCCGCTTTCAACGTTTGGAGCAAAAATTGAAATGGCCTATCGGTTAGGGGTTATAAACGAAGGGATCAGAGAGTTATTAAACAAATTCAGAAAAATGAGAAATGAATTTGCGCACAATATATATAAAGCGTCGTTCACTGAAACTGATGTGAAGGATAGGTTGCGGGCAATCTTCAAATCAGCAGAAGAAGTTCACTCTGCGATTCTGGATAAATTTGATATCCCGCCTACGCCAAGGCAAGAGTTTAACGTATTTTTCGCCAGTCAGATGATGGCTCTAAAGATACAGGCTGAGGTGGTTAAACCACTGTGACAACAACCCGCTTCGGCGGGTTTTTTATTACCGGGAGAAAACCGTGGCAATACCTTATCCCGACTGGCTATCTCTTCCGCAGAAGGCTAACAAGAGCCGCACGATTGATGCAGGGTTTCGCACCGATCAGCCGGCAGTGGGCGCGCCTATCTTCCAGCGCCTGACAGATGACCTCAAAACCACCTGGTCGCTGACGTGGATTTTCACGCTACAGGAGGATCGGGCATTCGAGCAGTGGTATCGAAGCCCTCGTTACCTGGATAACGGCAATCAGTGGTTCACGATGCTTTGCAATCTGGGTGGCTCTGGCCTGCAACTGCAGGAACTGCATTTCGTGGCGCCGCCGGTTCAAACGAGCATCAATGGCAACACGACGACGTGGACGGCGAGCGTAATCACCCGGAAGGTCTACAACCCAGATGACGAGTTCTCAGACGTTATTGTTGAACTGCCTCCAGGTCAGTGGGGGATTATTGATGAGGTTGTTACCCGAATATGGCCGGAGGTGTAGATGCCAACGTTGAGAGAATTTCAATCACAGCGACCCAACCGGATCATCTATGACACGATGACGTTCAGTCACCTGGCATTTGGCGCTATTCGGCTGGTGGCTAACCAGATATACCCAAAGACGTTCGCCGGCCAGGTGTTTTCACCTTGTCGAATGGAGGTTGCAGAGAGCCAGCAGAGCAGCACGCCGGTGATCAACTCAACGGTGAAATTCGGGCGCTTGGCACAGGACTTTAAGCAGCAGCTGAAGCTGTGGCGCGCGCACTCACGCATAACGCCGATCTCTGCCACGTATCAGCGTTTCGATGCGGCTGACATGAACACGCCGCTGAAGTCGTGGACGCTGTATGTGAAAGATGCCTCTCTCGATGAGGCTGACGTAACGTGCTCGCTCACGCTGCAGAACCCGCTAAACAACAACATCGGCTTTCTCTACAACACCACTGAATTCCCAGGACTCGCCAATGCATAAACCTGACTTCATTCACGCCATGGAGGGTAAGCCGTGGCGCGATCGGGTGTGCTCGTTCGATGCGGCTGATTGCTGGGGACTGGTGGTGCTGTATTACCGGCATGTGCTTGGCATAGAGATACACCAAACGCCGGGCTACGAAGCCGGCAGCGACTTCCTGACGTGTTTTGCCGGTGATGTCGTGTTCTGGCATCGGGCCGATAAAGCGGCCGACGGTAGCATTTTTATCGCGTATTACGGCGGCCAGCCAGCTCACGTCGGTTTGGTCATCGATGGGCAAGCATTTCACAGCCGCGGCGAAGCGGGGCATGTGCGCTTTGACAAGCTGCGGACGCTGGAGCGAGTTTTCACCAAATTGGAGTTTTACGACTATGCCGTTGATCGAAGTTCAGCGCGTGCCGGGGTTGCCGAAAGAACGGTATAACCTACCCGCTGGCAGCATGTTCTATCCCTGGCTTAAATCGGCCAACCTTCACTGTGATGTTGAAATTCTGCGTAATGGCGTAAAGCTGCAGCCCGATGATGAGCTGAATTTCCCGCTCAACGATGGTGACGTGATCAGCGTGTTCGACCAGCCGAAAAGCGGCACCATTGGCAAAGTGCTAAGTCCTATTTTCGCTCCGATCAAGTTTGTCCAAAAAATCCTGACGTCATTGCTCGGCCAGCCAAGTGCGGGCGTAGCGACAAGCAGCAACGCAAAGACCTCCCCGAATAACAGCCTGAAAGGGCAAACCAACATTGCGCGAAACGGTGAGGCAAAGCCTGACAACTACGGCCAGGTGCGCGCGTACCCTGACCTGATTCAGGAGTCGCTGTTCGAGTACGACAACAACATCAAGAAAGTCACAGAGTGGATGAACTTCGGGCTGGGCCGGTATGACGTCACGTCAGTAAGATACTCAGAATCGAACCTCGGCGCGCTGGCTGGCGCCTCATACCGCATCTACCAACCCGGCGAGAATATCCCTCTGATCAATGAGGGGTTCGCTTTCGACGACATCGACGGCCAGGAACTGCCGGGGCCGAACGAGAGTGGAGATTTCCCAGCAGAGACGGCGACGACAACTACCGATATGGTTTCTGGCGAGTTCATCGCCGGACAGGCAAAGGTGAAAATCAAGCAGAACAGCGATTTTGATTACTTCTATGACCTGTCTAAGCCTCATTCTGTGTCGTTCGTTGTCAGCGTCACCTACAACACGGTATCAGGGCCAGTAACGCGCGATATAACGGTATTTGCCGATCTCTTCAGTGCTACGACAACCGACGATGGCGCCCCAGTTAATCCGCAGTATTTCTACGAATTCACCTTCATAAACTTGGGTGGCAATGATATTGGGCAGATCCCCGATGATGCGGTGATCAACACGTCGATATTCACGCTTAACGACAATGAGCCGTTGGTGATTGGCCCGTCGTTTTCACCCGTTGACGGGTCGCAACTTTGGGTTCACCTGCAGGCTCAGTTAGGTCACGGTGACTATGCCCGAACCAACGTCACCTTCTACAAGGTCGATGATGATAACAACCAAATCCCAGGCACGTTAGAGAGCTACAACGTCGGGCTCAACAATGACGATGAGAACGCAGATACAAAATATCGGACGTTTAAATTCACACCTGCAGCCGGCAATGGCCGTTACGCGATTTCTTTCATCCGGTCGAATAACAGCAATGACCATTCAATCCTCAAGGTCGAAGCCGTTCACATCGTCAGGACGCGCACCAACGTTGTTTACCCGAATGACACCCTCGTAACCGTCACTGTCACTGCGACAGAACGCGCTACCAGTGCGAGGGAGCGAAAATATAACGCCATAATCACCCGACACGTCATCAGCTACAACCTGGCCACACAGACAGTCGATTACACAGAAAGGCCGTCACGCTCGTTTGCAGACGCTGTATTGCACACCTGGCTAAAGATGGGCGGTCAGCCGGAGTCGAGTATCGACATCTACGAACTTTACTCTATCGCGGCATCGTTGGCAGATCAGCGCCTGGGTTATTTCGATTACACCTTCGATGACGAAGATATCTCGCTGGGCTCTCGGATTCAGACGATCTGCGATGCGGCGACGGTAACCGCGTTTTGGGATGGCGGGGTGTTGTCTTTCACGCGCGATGAAGGAAAGCCAAGTGCAACGACGGTGTTCAACCGCGCCAACATGAAAGCGGAGGATTACAGCCTTTCCTACGACATGACTCTACCTGGTGGTTTTGATGGGATAGAGGTCAAGTATCGAAACCCGGTCACGAATAAACAGGCATTCATCCGCTACCGGATCGTCGGCAATTCGATAGAAGAGGGCGAACCGGTAAAGGCGAAGAAGTTTGACATGCTGTTTATCCGCAATTCTTTCCAGGCACGGGATCGGGCATTGAAAGAAGTTCGCCGGCTGCTGTATTCACGCCAAACGATGGCTATCCGCGCGCTTGCTGATGGTGAATGGGTGAACGTCGGCCAGATGGTGCAGGTAGCCGATATCTACGACGCGAACCAGCAGGATGGATATATCGTTGCGCGAAACGGAAACAACTTCGATACCAGCGAACGGATCGAATGGTCTGGGGATATGTTTGTGGTCGTTACTGATGCGAATGGCACCCCATCAGCGCGTGTTCAGGCATACCCCCGCAGCGATACGACATTCGGTTTTACCGCTGCAGTACCAGCAATAAGCCTCAATATATTTGACGGCTACAACGTCCAGTCGCCGTCTCGTTACGTTATTGCCACGCAAATGGAGATGGACGCTACGAAATGGACGATCACTGAAAAGAAACCGAATGGCGATGGGACAACCTCTTTAACCATGTCTGAATACAACGATGAAATGTATAATTACGAGGTAACTGATTAAATGGCTACAACACCAACTACGAATCCAGTACCTAGTGAAGCAATACCGGATTTAAAATTTAACGCTGGAAAAGTTGATCAGATAGTTAACTCAGATGATGAGTTTTACTATGACCGGCTGGGAGTTAAACGTTATACGATACAGGGAGCCATCAACAATATATCTCTTCTGGGTAAACCCTATACCACTTTGGACTTGGCTAAGGCTGATATTGCGGCCGGGGTGATAAAAAACAATGTTGTTTTTAGTGTATTATCTGATATTGATGATAATTTAATTGACCTATATGTTAATAATGAAGGAATTCCTAATTACACTGGTAAATCTGAGATTGCAGCGAGCTATGTCGAACGACTGGCAGTATCAATAGAGCTGCTGAAACAGTTCATTCCACAAGAACAAGGTAATAGACTCAGCGGATATCTATTTATGTTTACTGATGTGACTGGTGAAAAAGGTCTTATAGGAATGAATGAAGATGGTGGTCTTGAAGTTGCTGGTATTCAGGGGGCAATTCAGGACTACTTATCAAATCTGGTTACATCTTCCTTTGCTGGTAAAATTTCTGGTTATCAGGTGGTCATCTTTGCCCAGGATTTAAAGACGGTTATGTTGGCCATTGATGATGACGGTGGGCTGTGGTTGCCTGGAATGAGTGAGGCTGTACAAGATGCGATTGGCTCAGTTGGCCCAGCATTGGTACGTCCATACAATGGATGGAATGCGTTGTTTGCAAACAAGGATTCACAAACCCCGCTATGGAGTCGTCAACCTGTAATTTCTGCCACGCCAGTAACTAAAAATGGCGTGTCATTTGTATATGAGGAAAATGGCGTACTGAAATCTGGACTGATGCCAACTAAATGGCCGGCAAATGAGGTGTACGGGCCGCCATGTGAATTGTCACCCATTGCGCGTGAGGTTCATGCATATTTTGGGAGAGGTCAATCTCTTCGTGTCGGCGGTGGAAATCGGATCTCGACGCTGAACCCTATATTTAAAGGGCGGCTATTTATGTTCTCAGGCGCCGGGCAGGATAGGGGGGCAGGAGTGCCAACAGATGGCCCAGTATCGGATTCGACGTTAGCTGGATTTACTGATGCCCAACCATTGGCCTCCCGTCAAAGCTGCCAGACGCCTGCTCTTTACCGCATTGCTAAACGACATATTGATCGCGGAGTAGATCCTGTCGATATCCCGTCAATGTTTACTCGTATGGACGCGCGTTCTGGCACCGGTTACGCCGGTCTTAAGAAGGGGACGCAGCCTTACATCGATGGGATTACGTCTTGCCAAGCCTTTGCTGATCGTGTCCGCGCTGTCGGAAAAATCCCTGTCATCAAATGCATCGGCATAACACACGGTGAAGATGATGCGGGAAGCGGAACAGTCACTAAATTCGGCGACTACAAAGCCATGCTGGAAGAGTGGGTTAATGACTCAAATGCGGATCTGATGCCTATTACAGGGCAGACAACGCCTATTATTTGGGATGTTGACCAAATGGGGGGCTGGATCAGAACTGTATGGCCACCGACCGGTCGCACGGTTTATGGCGATATCGTATCAATCGATCAGTGGGAATTCTCATTGTCTCGTTCTGATGTAATTATGTCGTGTCCGAAATTCCCATTGAACAGGATGTTCCCGTCAGATTTCCAGCATCTAACCAACGTTGGCTATGCCGTTCTTGGTGAATACCAAGGCCAGGCTGAGGATGCAATGATCTATGACACATCAAGAACCATGAAATGGAAGCCTGTACAACCTGAACAAATAACTAAAGTAAATGAAACGACATTTGATATTATTTTTCATTCGCCATTTGGCGGCGCATTGCGTTTCAATACCTCTATCGGTAGCGCACCTAATAGTGGCATTGATTTAGGCCTGGCATCAGTCAATGTATTATCAGTTACTCAAGTTGGTGATATTAAGTTCAGGGTTGTCACTGACGCTCCACCGGTGGCGGGGGATTGGTTCAGGTTTGGTTTTAACGCAAATGACCCCAAGACGATTAATGGTGTAACTTTCATTCATCCGCTTGTTAATATCAGTGA